GCACTAACTTTGGCTTTCGTTTCATCAGATAGTGGAATACCTTTATTAAATGGTATAGAACCTTTTTGAAATCTACCTTTATTTTCCACAACTGGAGGTTTGTTACCACCTTTAACAATGTTCCAACCAATAGCATCTTCAGCCCTTAACTTAGCTTCCATTGCATAGCAGTATGCTTCATCAGCAATTAGCACAACTTTCTTTATCAAGGCATCCCAACCATACTTTTTAATAGCATGGGTTAAATGCGGATTGCACACACGCTGAGAGTGCTGTCTCCAACGCAATTCAGGATTACCTGATACACCAATATATCCTTGTGTAAACATATCGGTGTGGTCAGGATGGGCTATCCAATACAACGAAGTCATTATGCTAGTTGCTCCGCAGTTGGTCTAGCTAGTGTAGGGTGTTCCCATTTAGCAATGTAATCGCCTTTGCCATCTGAATCGTTTTGAAGGGCAATAGTTCCACCATTAGGGTTAAAATCCGCTTCTACAAGAAAAGGGTAAAGTGCTTTAATTTTTTCAGATAATGTCATTATGCCGCCCTTACCAATGTACCTTGAAAATAAGAAGAAGATTGATTTCCTGAAGTTGTGCAAGTAGAAGCACAATACAAATAAACTTCTAAATAATCAGTTGAACCATTCATGTAAAACATTGCAGTACAAGTTGTTCCAGTTGCACCAGCAGATAAAATTGTTCCTTGTTTTGCGTCTGAAGCACCACCGCCATTTCTCCAAATACCCAAATTTAATTCATTATTTCCAGCATTTCCTCTAACAGTTGTTGTACACAAATAGGTGTAAAACGGCTTGATGCAAAGTTACTATTAGTATCAAATTCTTCAGTATCAAAAGTAATTTTGGTAGCTGTGGTAGCTGGAATAGATTGATTGCTAGTAGAATAGGCACTAAACGCTGGAACAACAGAAGTTAAAGCTATTGTGCCGTTACTTGCTGGAAGTGTCTGTGTAAAGTTACTTGCAGTAGTTGGCTCGTTAATAGTTACTGAGCCACCGCCAGAAGAATTAAGAACAATACTCATAGGATTACCCACCTTTGCCCTGATGCAACAGTTACTGAGTAACCTGATGCGATTGTAATTGGACCAACAGATAAACAATTGTTACCAGCAGTTGTTGTTATATTCTCTGCAATGCTTGTAGAGTTATAAGCAATAGCTTTTGTAGCAGCAGTACCAAAATATTGACCACCAGCTACAGTTGCAGTAGTAACTGATGTTACTAAACCTTTACCATTAACTGTAACTACAGGAATGGAGCTTGAGCTACCAAAAGAACCAGTAGTTGAATTGACTGTGGCTAGTGTTGCATTAGTGATTGCAGTACCAGTATTACCTGATAGAGTTAAATCACCACCAGTAACAGAGATAGAACCTGATACATTGCCCCAAGAAGTGTTAGTACCGTCAGTAGTTAAGAACTTACCAGAGTTACCTGTTTGACTTGGTGTGTATGATGCTGCAAGTGTTGCTGAATTGGCAGCATTAGTTGCCGAAGTAGCTGCATTAGTCGCTGATGTACTGGCATTAGATGCTTGTGTTGTAGCAGTCGATGCAGAGCCACTTGCTGAGGTCGAAGAGGCTGCAGCAGCAGTAGCACTGGTGGAGGCATTACTGGCTTGTGTAGTCGCTGTAGTGGCACTTGCAGCAGCGTTGGTTGCTGATGTACTTGCGTTGGATGCTTGAGTTGTGGCAGTACTGGCTGATGTTCCTGCACTTGTAGAGCTTGATGCTGCATTAGTCGCAGAAGTAGAGGCGTTAGAGGCTTGAGTAGTCGCTGTAGAAGCTGATCCTGAAGCGGATGTAGCGGAGTTGCTTGCATTTGTAGCAGATGTGGAAGCAGCCGATGCACTGTTGGAAGCATTAGTTGCTGAAGTTGCTGCTGCACTTGCTGAAGTGGAAGCATTAGATGCTTGAGTAGAAGCTGTAGTTGCTGAGGTACTTGCATTGGAAGCCTGTGTAGTTGCTGTTGAAGCAGACCCAGAAGCAGAAGTTGCTGAAGCAGCAGCAGCCGTAGCTGAAGTACTTGCGTTAGATGCTTGTGTAGTTGCTGTAGACGCACTGTTAGATGCGTTAGTAGCTGATGTGCTTGCTGAAGAAGCAGAGTTACTAGCGTTTGTCGCTGAAGTTGATGCGTTACTTGCTTGAGTAGAAGCAGTTGTAGCTGAACCTGAAGCAGCACTAGCCGAAGCAGTGGCAGCATCAGCACTAGCCTGTGTTGAAACAGCTAACTGACGAACTAATAAGGCTTCACTTGAGGAATCTGCAACAGCATCACCTGCTCCACCTGCACCACGATAGATGCTCATTATTCAGCCTTAGTTTTAGCTACTGTTTTCTTTTCTTTGATTTCTACAACAGGTTTAACCTCTGCGAGGACCTCTTCATAGTCTGGGTGTGACCGCATTGCAACAATATCGTGATCTAAGTCAAACTCTACAGTATTACCTGTTTGATTGCATTTGAATAATGCCATGTTATATCTCCACAGTTTAGTTTAAGGCTCTTTCTAGAGCACTAAAGTAAACTGCCCCACTCTTTTGAGCAGGGCAGAACCTAGTTTCTAGGTATTAGGCTGGAACAGCCAATGCAACAGCAGAACCATCACGCAACTCTTTAACACCGTAGAGAGTATCTGCAGTGAACAAGTTACCGAGGTACTCTTGTTTGTATTGAGTTTGTGAACGAACAGCCATTTGCTCAGCTAACACAGCGAAGTCACGATGACCTAGCAATGCAATACGAGCAGCACCTGAACCTGATGTTGTATCAGCGTTTGTTGAAACGAATACTGGAACACCGTATACGTTACCAACTTCACCGTTACGGATTGTGTTACCACCACCAACTTCACCAACAAATGCTTGCTCAGTAAAACGAGCAATACCCATCAATGTGTTACGGCTTGAAGGTGGAACGATCAAGAAACGACCATCCATTGGTACATCGTTGTCATCCAAACGCTGGATTGAACGACGAATAGCTGCGTCAGCAATAGCTGCTTCGTTATTGGAAGCTGCAACATAAGCAGTTGTACCGTTAGAACCAGCATAGGCAGTTGTGTAAGCTGCTGTACCGTCACCACCGTTAACACCACGACCTAACTGGATCAATGAATTATCTACTTGACGAGCCAAAGCGTAACCAGCGTCATCAGTGTAGAACTGACGCATAGAAGCCAAAGCTTGTACGTCAACAATATCTTCGATCAAGATTGAATATTCAAAGTGTTTATCAACCAACACTAGAATTTCAGTTGCTGTATCTGTATTCAATGTTACTTGAGTAGATGCAGCTTTTGCGTTAGCAGTGCCACGACCTGGTTTAGGGATGTGGAGTGTATCACCTTTTTTGCCTTTGAAAGACAATTTTTTGATGAGGTTAGCAAGAACTAAGTTCTTTTTATAGGTCGCAACTACTTCGTCGGACCAGATTTCTGGGATAAACTTATCGCCAGTTGTTTTTGTTTGATGATCTGTACCTAAAGCCATTTTAAAAATCTCCTAAAATTAAATTAACGGACTCGACCCTCGGCATAAGCAGCATGAATTTCGTCTTGCATGTCGTTATACCTATTTGGATCAGTCATTCTTAAACGAATTAAATCGACACGTTTATAAACAGGTTTGCCTACTTCCCCAGTACCGCCCTTTTGTACTGCTGCTGATCTAAGTTGCTGTGAGCGTTTCTGCTCTTCACCTTTAACTAAATTAGCGTCTGCTTGTTGAGATTGTTGAGCTCTTGTACCACGGATAGCGGTAAAGGTTTCAAGCAATTCTTCAGCAGAATCAAAATCAAAGTTATTAGCTTTAGTAAATAAATCAATGCGTACTCGAGAGCCTTTTACCCAAGTCAAGAAATCATCAGAGTTTACAATCTGTTGAAAGTCTGGAAACTTCGTGGCTAGTTGTACTTTGCCTTGCTCCAGTCTTTGTGCGTCCGCTTGCTCTTTAAGCTGGCGAACAACAGGGTTGTTTGCTACTGCGTGATTTACTGCCTTGTCAGGATCAGCAAAGTAATCTATATCGTTATCTTCTACACGGGGCTGCGTGTCTTGCTTGTTTGTATTGAGTTGTTGCTTGATTAACTCATCAGCTAGTTTACGAACTTCACCAACTTCCTGAGCCTGTCGTCCAATTAGCTTTTCAGCTTCTTGGTGCATCTTCATGATTTCGTCAAAGGATTTACCTTTATACTTATCAGGAACTACAGTTTCAGTTGTTTGCCCTTCTGGTGCAGTTGCCGAATTTGGATCGGTTGCCTCAGTAATGGATTGGTCTAAGCTTGCAATACTACCTTGG